AAGCATTGAGCGATCTACCGGCGGCATTGATATCTGGTCGTAGCGCGAATGAAACCACGCCTCAAACTGTTTCCGTGACTCTTCCTGCTCTGATGTTTTTACTTTCACGATTTATCCTCAAATAAAAAGGCCACTGTGTAAGTGGCCCTGTCAGAATCCGCCTTTGCGGTTTCGTGGTTTTTCTTCCAGCTCGCGTCGCTTGTTTTCCGCAGCTACCTGGTCGGTGTCGTAGATTGATCCATTGCGCTGTTCGCAATAGACCACACCAGAATTGCCATGGCGATTAAGGCGAAGCAAAAGCTCTGTATCACTTTGGTTGGCGTTTTCGTCATAAGCCCCTTCCCTGTAAATCCCAAGCCAGTAGTCGCAGTCCTGTTCAATCTGTCCGGTATCACGCGAGTCACTTGGCAGTGGGCGTTTGTTTGTCCGTTTCTCCAGATCACGGTTCAGTTGAGTGAGTAACACAACAACGCAATCCAGTTCCTTGGCGAGGTTCTTTAAACCTTTCGTGATCATTCCGTAGGCAAGGTCGTTACGGTCGGCTTTTTCAGCCGTCATAAGCGTCAGGTAATCAACCAGCACCATGCCAACCTTCCCTTTTTCGCGCTTAATTCTGCGGGACTCAGAGACGATGTGAGACAGAGAGGCGCCGGGGGTATCGTCTATGAACAGGTTTCCACTTTCTGCCATTTGCATAGCCCTGGCGTTTGCGTGTGAAAACTCAGACTGATTATCAGCACCGCGGTAGAAAATATCGGTGTTACAGCCAGATAATTGCCCAACCATACGTTCAAGGATCTGCTTATCAGGCATTTCAAGACTGAAAAGAACAGCCGGTAGGTCTTCACTGATGGCACAGTTGATAGCCAGCTGACTGTACAGCGTCGTTTTACCCATTTTGGGACGGGCACCGATTACCAGTAGCGAGCCACGCACCAGTCCTTTTGGCTGCAGCATTTCATCCAGTGAGGCAATCCCTGTTGATAACCCCCTTGCACGTTGCCGTGGATCGAATCTTCCTTCCAGTTCTGTTACCCAATCCTCCATCACTTCCATGAACGGTCGGGCACCGCGGCGGATTCCTGTTCTGCCATGCTCAGCCATATGCGTAAAAATCGCCTGGATGGATTCATATTTCTGTGCGGCCGTCATTCCATTGCGGGCATAAAACAGCTCTGTTGCCTCGGTCATCCTCTGAATTCCGTAGCGCTCCATGGCTGCTTCGCGTACCGAAATGGCATAGGCGACTGAATTAGCTGCGCTGGGCATCACCTTGGTTAGTTCAGAAAGATATGCAAAGCCGCCAACCTGAGACGCCAGGCCTTTGCTTTCCAGTGCGTCGTAAAGCGTCAGCCCATCCACAGGCTTGTTCTCCCGGTACATCTGCCGCATTTCTTCGAAAATTACCTGGTGGGCGCGGCTGTAGAATGACTCCGGCTTCAGGATGGAAAGAACTTTCTGGACCCGCTCGCTGCTGTCGTCGTCAATCAGGAGGCTGCCAAGAACGCTTTGCTCTGCTTCAAGGTTATGCGGTGGGGTAAAAATACTATCGGTCATCTTTGTCTCCTTCCCGGACTTCGATGTAGAGCTTGGCATTCAGGAAACTGTCGAATTTCATGCGTCGCCATGTCTTACCAGTTTTCTGGTCCGGGCGGTCTTCCAGCATCCAACGGCAGTTTTCGCTGATGTATTTCAGGTATCCACGAAACCCCTCCATGTCCAGAGGCTTTCCGTCCAGTTCGCGGGCAATCTTGTTCGCCTTTCCCCAGAAGTTGCGGATCATGTTTTTTCGGTCGTCAGTGAGAGCCCTCCAACCCCTTGCCTCTGGAAGTTCGTCTTTCAGGCATTGCCAGACTTCTTCACAGGATATTTTTGCCCGGGCTGGTTTCTGCTTTTCAGCCTCTGGATTTCCGTCGCGAGTTGCACACTCATTAGGTTTACCTAATGAGTTATTAGTTAATAAATTCTTTGTGGCACTCTGTTGGCACTCTGTTGGCACAACCTCATCCGCAGGCCTTGCGGGATGCGGGTTTGCGATGGCACTCTGTTGGCACTCTGTTGGAACAAAAAATTGCTGATATTCGTCATATTTCGTGACTGTCAGCAGGGTGAATTTTTTGTTCGCCAGCGTGGTAATCATGCCCATTTTCTCAAATTTGTTGAGCAGGTATTTAATCCTGTCCGGTTCAATCCCTGTCTCACGCGCCAGAGTGTTCCGGCCTGTAATAGTCTGCCCACGTCCAACAGGATATTCACCAAACTCTGTGGTTACGTTAGCAGCCTCATGGTTGACTCCCATAATGAGATGGACCCAGAGGTGTACAGCTTCGCTATCCGTCCTGTAGAACGGTAATTCACGTATTTTACGGTGCAGGAATACCAACCCCTGCCCTGATGATTGAGGCTTCTCCATGGGCTTATGAGACCCTCTGAAATCTGATATTCGGAGAACGTTACTCATGACCTTTACCTCTGAATAATTGCACTCAGCCCGGAATCGACCAGGCTGCTTGAAACCGGACAGGTAGCGATCACGAATAATGTTTTTGTGTAATTTGTCCTGGTCAGGACTGAGTGGCTTTGTCATGCGTCCTCCCACCCCGAGCTTTTCAGCCACTCGCGGTATTCAGTGAGAATTTTTGATGCGCCTTCAGGTAGCGGGAGCGCAATATCAAAATCAGCGATGCTCTGGATAAACTCACGCGCTTTTGCGGCGTTAAACTGCGGTAGCGCCGCGCTACGGGTGAGTTTCTTCTTACCCGCTGCCTTTGCCTTGCTCATCTGCTCGACGGCTACAGAGGACGCCTGAGGGCCATGCTCGCGTGATAATGCGACAGCGGTAGTCGCCGCCACTTCACCGGAACGAACCATGTCGATCAGCTCATCACCACACGCCAGTAACTGGAGGTGGTGATCAACATCAGCCACTGACCGTTTAACCTTCTTCGCAATCTCTGCCGGCTCCCACCCCTGATTAATCAGGCGCTGGTATGCGGCGGCGCGTTCCAGTGGCGTCAGAGGTTTGCCCTGTGAACTGGTGACCATGAAGGCAATGCGATCGGCGTCGGTACCGATAAAATCCTTGCACTCAAGGCGGGGGATTTCGGTACCGGATTGCTGAGCGGCCAGCGCACCATAATAGCGGTGGTGACCGTCGATAATCTTCACGCCCTTCTCCGTGACCTGCACGGCCAGCGGAGGAACATACTCACCGGCGATAAACGCATCGCGGAACTCTTCAACGTGTACCTGGTCGATTTCGCGAACGTTGAAACCGGGCTCGACGTAGATTTCTGCCAGCGGTACCAGGAACGTTTTCTTAACCGTTGTCTCTGTACCGTTTTTATCTTTGGACTTGTAAAGCTGGGATAGAGAACTCATAATTACTCCTGTAGAAATACACATATGTGTTGGCGTAACACAGTGTTATCAGGCCTCAAACGTTGGCGCGTTTGGGGCTTTTTCTTTGGTCAGGATTGATGCAACCTGACGGGCGAGATGTGCCATTTCGTCATCGACAACACCCCACTCCAGAACGGCGAGAAGCATCGAAAACTTGGGTATCCAGTCTCGTTTCCACCGGCTAATCTGCGCTTTATCCACACCTACAGCTGCGGCTGTTTTCTCAGTGCCGAGTAATGCGATTTTGTTGAGTAATGCGCTCTCAATGCGGAGCGCCTCATTGCGTTTGTTTGCGTGATCCATCGTTGATACTTCCCTTTAGTGAATAGTTAATGAGCGCACACCCATAACGGGTGACGCATAGT